TTTTTCTTCTTTGATTCTCTCGTTTGCCTTTTCGAGTTCTTTTTCCAGTCGTTTAACATTTACGTCCGTGCCAGCAGCGCCTTGGGTTTTCGCTTCGTCAATAGCCTTGTTGCCGCTTTCAACCAACAAATCAAAACTCGTTTCCAAGATGTCTTCAACTTGTTTGTCAGTAAGGTGCTCTGCCTTTAATTCCACGCCGTGTTTTTTAGCGATGGCTTTGACTTTGGTTTCAAGGCTGCCAATTCTCGAACCAGTGATTTTAGAAATTAACTCCGAGTCTTTTTCGGCCGTTTTACGATTGACGAATTTTGTTTCAAATTCTTTTTTGAAGTCATCAAGGGTAACATCTTCCTTGAAGCCTAAGAAGGTTAAGATTTCTTTTGACATTTTTTATTTAGATTAAGATTGTTCGGGTGGGATAGGAATTGTTTCGGCGCCAGGGTGTGTGGTACCTGCGAGCATAGACGCAAGGTCTGGAGGCGCCTGCTCATTAGTTGCTGCGGGCTTAATTACTTTGGTTGGCTTGTCAGGTCGAGGCTTGCGAAAATATGCTAAGTATTTTTCGTCCGCCATCGGGTCTGAAATCACGAACCCGATTTGTTTCATACGGATTTCGTTAAATGCAATTTTAGGCACCAGGTGTTTAACTTTTTTAAGTTTACTGACGCACCGGATTAGAAGATTGGTTTTTGACATTTGCTGCAAATTTATATTTAATTTTTAGATATCCAATTCTTTACGTAAATCTTTTGAAGGTTTAAAGTAACCTTTTTTGATGTTGCGAAATAATACATCTTTTGGCACATCAAATACGGATACAGGCATTATGGAATGACCACACCGATAACCGCCAGCGTATTTAAAAATGGTATCTTTATTGGTGTTGACGTGCTTGCCGCCCCATTTTAATTCCGCCCACGCTTGCACCTCTTGTTTACTAAAATATTCGTTAGACCTCGATATGCAAAATTCACGAGAGGTAGGCAAGGTGTCGCCCGAGTAAAAAAACCATTCAGCATTAATGTCTTGTGATATCGCCTGTGTATAGCTGCGGTCGCTTACCGCAAAGGTGTCGTAAGCTACTTGGGTCGCGTATTGATTTAGCTTGCCTTCTTTGGTCTTGCTCCCGACAGCTAATTCTCTTATCGTACGCAATGTGGCCTTAAAATCAGCGTTCGTGTACACTGCCTCAGAGATAACTGTTTTAAGGGGCTCTATGTACGCTTTATCAAGGCTTATACCTTGCAGCACTTGTATCGCCTCCGCTTGGCTTCGTTTCTTAATCTCTTTTGCTATTTCGGTTTCTATCTTCTTGACCTTAGGAAACGCTTTAGAGAAATAATCAAATGTAAGACTATCTTGAACACCAATGTCTTTTACGAAACTTTTTACGGCATCATAATAGTCTGTGGACTTGAGAACTTTCTTGAGCTCTGCGTTGATGTCGTCCGCGATACGGAAATTCTTCTTTGATTTAACAAGCCTGCCGCCCTCGACATTTAATTCCGCGAGCAATTCAAGAATGTTGTTGTACGCTTGAAGTTGAGCCTTGTCAACTTGGGTTAAAAACTTATCAGGCACGGATTCTATCCGAGCTGCTTTTTCTTCCAGTATCTTCTTAAGAGTGTCCTTCATTAATTACCGCTGATAAACGGTTCGGCTTCAACTTCGACAGGTATCTCTGCCGTAATTAATTCCATTTGTGATTTAGCGAGCTGCATCATTTTCTCTGCCAGTTCAGATATGGGCGTTGATAAGAACTTTTCAATGCCGCCAAGTTCTTTGATAATCATATTTGTCAAAGTAACAGGACTGTCATGTAAATAAATTTCCCAATCTGCGACAAGGTTACGATTCTTTTTCACGATAATATCCTCTGGCGTGTGTGTCAACAACCTGTCTACGACAATTATAAGTTCTGTAACCTTAGCGGATTGAGTGTCTGTGGAATAAAAAGATTTTAAATACTGTACCATCATTGCGTAGATGATAAAGTTTGGCGCGCCTGCTTTTGTTGCTTCGGATATTCTAATTAAATATTCGCTCTCCGTCATTAAGTCAAACGATACAGGCTTCTTGTATTTTGGCTGGACAAATTTTGTGCCATAACGCATCTTACCTATCGTGTCAACACAAAAAAATGTCATGTCGTGAATCTGGTCTGATTGCGGCCGGATAAAAGCATACATCGCCTTATTGTCCAGCATCATATCCGTGGCTAACAGATTTTCTTTTCCCTGCACCTCTGAAGATGATGTGTGCAAGTGAAGGACTCTTTTGGCGCGAAGCTCGTCCTCATGTATTTTTTTATTTAGCCAGTCCATAATTGAAGGGTCTGGAGAAACATATTCTACGGGCTTGGCGTTTTCAAATCCTGCATCATTGGGCGACATTGAAGACCTTGGTTTTAATAATAAAAGGCCTGTAGGCGACAATCGTGTTTTCATTCCCGACCCGTGGCAAGACGGACATTGGATGTTCGCTTGTTTTACAGTATCAAACACCTGTCCATTTTGGCAAATCGTAGACGTACTGTTCGCATCTGTATAAGGCGCCTCACACAAATCTCCATACATTATTTTTATTGGGTAGGCACAATTATAAATACTCAACATCAGGTTTGTTGCATTAAGCAGCACAAGGTCAAGAATGTCGACAGCGTACAAGTAAGGCGATTGCCACACTAAATTATCTCCGTATATGCACGGAATGCCTTTGCAGCGACGAGCAGGAACATAACCCAGGTTATGTGGCAGGAATTCTTCGAGGTTAAAAGTATAGTCGACAAAGTTTCCAAATTGAACGACTCTCTTTATTGTTTCTTTGTCGTAATATTCAAAAATCATTCCCTTGTTTTCTAACTTCGTCTTGTATCTTACCTCGGATTTTTCTTCGCTTAAAACCAAGTACCACTCGTCTTCCTCGAACGCGATAATATTTTTCGACAAGATGTTATAAGGCAAAGGCTCAAACATTTCTGTGTTAGCGATTGTTCTTGTGATGCCGTCTTCTGCTGTATCAAATTGAACATCTCGTGGTCGAATAACAACCAACCCCATCGCATCGATGGTCTTAAACTTAGGAAAAAGGTCTTTGATATACGTAGAAAAGTTTCCATATTTCGGAAGCATATCAAGATAGTCTTTTAGGGTTTGCTTATTCTTAACAAGCGTGTCGTCTTCTTTCTGGAACTCCATGCTGTCCTCATAAAAACACCTTTTAAGGGTGTTAAGAAAGTCTATAAAAATCGGCAGCGTAACGCCTTTAAAATTATCTTTTAAGTAATCAAATTCGTCCGCTTGAATTCTGGGACTCTTATTAAGGAACAAGAGTTCCGGAAATACACCATGTTCGGAATGGACGCGAATCCTCTCATACATTGAAACAGAAACCTCATGCACGTCTCCGAATACGGTGCAATTTAATTTACCGTCTTGCTTATAGATGTCCGCCTTAGAAGACATTGCCGCCTTCTTGTATTCGTTGACAGCAGCCATAACCTTTTCGGTTATCTGTTCGTCAGTTAGTTTTTTCATGCTGCGATTTTTAATTTAGTCTGCATCAACTCCCACGACTTGGTTAGCTGGCAGCCTTTCTTGCCTCTGCAAGATTTGATTTTTCTGATTTTCATATTGTAGAATGTTTGTTCGAGATATTGGACGAATCATTTTATTATTACCGAGTCTTAAAACTAAGTGAGCCCGTATTGGCACTCTTATACGGCCGTTCACAAGCTTCTGCCACTCTTGCAAAATTCTTTGGTAGCCCTTGTAGTATGTAGCCTTAAAGCGAACATCAAACTCGAAGTAATAACTGTAATGAATAAATTTCTGTTTTAATAAAATAGTCTTGCCGTTTCCGCCTTGCATGATAGGCGGTTCGTGTGTCTGTAACTCTTGTCCATTCCATTTCCATAACCGCGCCCAGCTGAAACTTGACCACTCTCCGATTGCTACTAAATCTATTCCCATTAGGTGAACGAAACCACACGCTCCGCAATTTGCGCCTTCGTTATTTAAGTCGATTTCTGCCTGGACAATATCAGCCAATTCCCATTGTTCGTCGGCGTCTACTTGCCACAGGTAAGTATTATCGATTTCATATACACCGCGAAGGTATGTTAGTGCATAATTAAATTGTTCGTCCTTGCTTTTCCAAGGCGTCTCCCTTTGAAGGATTTTAATGTTAGGATATTTTGGTATAAGTGAATTAAGATATTCTATTGTGCCGTCCAGCGATATTGCAGGAAGGTTTAATTTGTTATTTCCGCCCGAGCCAAAGTTATCTGACAGTCCATCTACAACGACCCAAACGTCAAACATTTCTGCCATTCGTTTTGCGAACCCGCGATTAAGCAAGTGGTGAAGCCCGTTGTAGATTATAGTGACCGCGACTCTCATATTTTTATTTTTGCAATTAGCCAGCCAAACTTATCTTCGCCTTGGTGAATTATTTCCGCATTGTATGCCACTTCCGTTATCAGCCTTTTTGATTCGTGGTGTTTGATATGATTGATATCATCTAACGCGAGTATAAAATCTTTCCTGGCATTTTCTACCACGTATAAAAATTCCTGCAAGCCAAGATGACCTGCGCTGTCTAAAACAACCAAGTCTGGCTCACCGTCAAATCTCGCAAAACATTCTTCTAATAAATTATACCGGCTCGCGTGTGCAATTTCTCTGGTATAATCTTTTGGGTTTACAAAGTCGACAATTATATCTTCCGGCAAGTGTGCATAATTTAAAGGTGTGGTAAATGCTTCTTCTTTAGAAACCGATACTCCGCTCAGGACTTCAAATTTGCAGTAATGATTGGTAAGATAAAAAGCTAAATTCTTTTTTGACAACTCGACATTTCCCTTGTCTGATTCAATGCTGTAAAGAATTGATTTTACTTGCGACAATATACACGCTTCAATAATTGCTTTCGTGGTGCCAGTGCCGTGGTATGTTCCTGTTTCGATTATTCGCATCGGGCGGTATTCTTCTATGACCTGTTTTAGGGCAAGGCATAATCCGCTTGAAGCACTAACTCCGTTTAGGCAAATATCTTTTGCGAGTCGCATTCTTTCCACGTTTTTGAAAGCAGGGTACGGTCGTATTGACTTGGCACTTTGCCGTTAGGATAATAAAATAATTTGCCGGTAGTCTTAACCATGTCTGTGAAATTGCACAAAGAAGAATCAATGCAATGAATCTCCGCAGCGTTTTCTACAACTTTGAGCCAATCAAAAA